TATCACCTTGTGTAGCGATAAGAAGAATATCCGAGTTTTTATCTTCGTGTTTTGGAAGATATGATGTTCCTATGGAAGTAAATCTTTTATTTTGAATCTTTGTTACATTATCGTATCTAGCCATAATTATACTCCGTAAAATTTACTATTCATCTGTGGTGGTTTTTTACTTAATATCTGATAAGATATGTTTATATCAAATAGCCTTGGCAATACTCTTAAAGCATCCCAATCACTTTCACCAGGCACGGTATATGATATTGATTTAATAAATCCAAATTGACCTTCTTTTCTAGTTCCAATGTGAGCCATATAAAGTTCCGTAAATGGTGGTTTCATTCTAGTTTGACCATTCTTAGATCTATCTTCAATATATTCGGGATAAGCTAAGCTTGTTAATTTTTTTAGCTTATCGTACATCAATTTCTGTTCTGTAAAATTAGCAGGATGAATCTTTAAATTAAAACTTATATCCCTATCAGCTCTTTCATACATGTAAACAGGTTCACTCCTACCAATGTAATTTGTGGGACTAAAAGATGGACTAACATTTTCTGTTATACCGGTTACGAATCCTCTAAAGTAAAGTAAGTTATTATTTCTTAAATCCTTTATCTTTACATAAAAATCACCTTTTTTATTTGGAGCTATTTGGTCATCAACTTCAACTGGTGTAACCGGTTGTGAAGAAACATAGTCAATGTAATTAGTTTCACCAGGTCCTCTTGATAAGTCTATAAAAGGTGTTGGTCTTCCGATAACAGGTACTTGAACTGCCTCACTTAGTTCTCTAGCAGCATTTACTTTTAATGAATTTAATTGTCTATTGGCTTCAGCAACAATAAAATTACCTATTGGATTATTAGATTCAGGTATGTTTGGTATCCTATTAAGGACTTCATCAACTGCCTTTTCTACAGCAGGTATAGGATTGTCTCCAAGATTTTTAAACGGTAATCCAACACTAGCTCTAGCAGAATATTCTATATTTGATAAAACAGGATTAAAAATATCCTCTACCGTAGAATTTAAATCTGGTATACTTCTCTCAAGTATAAGGTCTTCTGTGAGTTTTATTTGAGCTTCAATATTAGATTCCCTTATAGCACTACTAACTATTTTTTTAGCATTATTTATACTTAAATTATTGTATGCTGATTTTAAATTTTCTAATGCCATAATTAACCTCTAGCTGAAAGAGACTCCGGTCCACTTCCATCAAATTCTACCTCTGCAAGTAATGGAATATCCCTTCCACTAATACCTCCAGTTGAAACATTAATATTCATATTCCCACCACCAACATTCATTGAACCAGCTGGTCCAGATTGAAAATCATTTACAGATATTGGATTGGTTGTTGCCAACACGGAATCTCTTGGGTTTAAACTAAATACACCAGCAGGTCCCATCATAGTTGTTATACCACCAGGACCTGATTTGAAATCATCCACCCCTCTGATACCTTGTGATATACTACTTACTACATTTCCTAAAGGCACCAAAGCAAAATTAAGAGCCTTAGCAATTAACATCAAAGGAGGACCAAGTGTATTAGCAATAGCAACACCAAATATTTTTAATTCGTTCATCGTAGCAGTTAGTTCGGACATAGCATCTTTGCCGATTATATCAGCAAATGATTTTGCCGTTTCTCCAGCTAAGATATTTGACTTATCTTGATTGGCAACCATCTTTGCCATATCAGCTACGCTAACACCAATAGAATCAGCAAGAGCTTTTCTTTGTATTACATTTAATTTGTTAAACTCGGCTTCACTACCCAACTGACCAACAAGACTGGTTACTGCTCCTTCTATATCGTTAGATAGTGCCAGTTCCCTAGCCTTTTGAAAATTAAGTTGTTTTCCTATTAATACTGATGCTTCTACCTCTTTATTTATAGAGTTTTCAAAATCCAATAAACCCTCTGCTATCTTAGAAGTAGTATCTAAGGATAATCCTAAAGCTCTAGCTTGAACGGCTGCTTTAGCAAGGTTGTCCCCACCATCTTCAGAAAACATAGCAAATGCTTCTGAAGAACTAGCCATATCTTTTAACACAGCAGACGGATTGACTCTGTTCATACCGGCTAATTGAAAAGCACCTTCTGTTAATCTTTCTGCTTGAGCTCCACTTAAACCAGAAGTTGTTTGTAGTATACCACTTAACTTAGCAGCTTCTTCGTTTGATAAACCTACTGCCCTAGCAGTATCAATTACTTGAGCAGATAAATTAGCAGCTTCATCTATCGATAAACCAAACTCCGATGATAATTCATTTGTGGTTGCTATAACATCTTCTAAACTTGCACCTATTCCTATTACTGCTTCTTGTGAGGTTAGTAATTCATTCGTAAAATCATCACCTAAAACATTTAGACTACCAAATTGTTTTCCTATATTGTCTATCTGTCCAGCAAACTTTTGAGCTATTGATACCAAAGCAGTAAAAATAGCAGCGACACTAATTGCTTTTGCAAAGGCTTTAGCCTTTCCTACCAACTTACCCATCAACTCTGATTTTTTTGATTGGGCACTTAAACTTTCTTTCTCACCCCTTAACCCTTTTAGATTATCTTGCAGTTCTTCTTTTATTGAACTATGACCATTTTTTTTATGTCTAGCTATTTCACCTTCAGTTTCTTCTATTTGTCTTGCAACATTTTTAAGTTTTTCAGATGTGGATAAATTTTGTTTTTGGTCTTGGATTTGTCTTGTTATAATATCAGCGGTGTTTTTAGAAGCAGCTGATATGAAACCAACTTCTTTTAAATTACTTTTTAGTAATTGTCCATAAGCACGAGTTAAAGAGTTACCCTCTTTTATAGCTTGATTTGCTAGTTTCTGTGCTTCTTCTATTTTTTTAGGATCTTGAACGGACATTTATTTAAATACTTTTTATCTTAATTGGTTTTGCTTTAGGATTACTTTTCTTTAATCTAGCATTAACTGCCTTTTCAAAATCAGATAGAGCCTTATCAGCTTTCTTTGATAGCTTTTGAAACTCTTTATCTTTTTCAAGCGCTTTAGGTAAAAAAAACTTTTTTACTATGTAGTCTAAAACACCCTCTTTCAATATTGCCTTGTTACTCATATATGACATGATGTAATTCTCCTAATATATTAATAAATATAAAGAAAAGAGTTATTTAGGGGAAAATCTACGAGGTATTGTTGGTTGTTGTTTTGGTTTAGCATTATCCATTTTCTCTTTCTCTATCTTTTTAAACTTCATAAACTCTCTAAGATAAAAGTTTTTTAGATGAATAGGCATGGTGTATACATCGTTAAATGTAAAACCAGGCATCCCATAGATTAAATAGAAAATAGATTGATGTATTTCTAATTTATCTTTAGGAGTTAGGCCAAAAAAACCCAACAGTAAGCGGAATTGACACGCTAACTGCTTCACCCCCTATTTCTATTTCTGATGTCAAATCAATATCAGGAGAAATACTTTGTATGTAATTTCTCAATGCTACAGAGTCACGGGCTAACATATTTTGTGAAAATGATGATATGGTTTCTGCCTTATTATCACCATCTACCTCTGTAATCGTGTAACGAAGTCTTGTAGATATATCTGAATTATATCCTACCTTTCTTGATTGTTCTAAATCTTTCTCTATTAGTTTCTCTTCCTTACCTGTAAGAAGTCTAAACTTTACGTTGTTTTTTCCAATTGGAGTTTCAAAGTCAAAAGAATTATCTGTGTAATCTATGCCACCTGATAATTCTCTAAAAGGACATTTTGTAAGGTCAAATGTATGTTCTATTTTTTGTTCAATGTTATTTGGATTTGTTACTTCTACCGTGTACTCTGGACCATAAGCAAGAATACGAGCAGCAACTAATACAGCGTTTTTATCACCTAATATTAAAGTATCTTGGTCTACACCCTTTGTAACAATCAAACTATCTAGTAGTTTATCAATAACCACACCTTTCTTAATAAGGTTTTCAGACATAAGGATGTCTTCTTCTCTTGTGGTCATATATTTAAGTTCTAATTTACCTTCAGCAAGTGGCGAGTCTTTTGGATAGACCTTACCACCAGACGGTAAATCAATAATTTCCGTAGGGAACTTATGTTCTGACATTTATAACTCCTTGTTGTATTTAAACAACTATTTTTTAGAATTCAAGTACAGCGTAATCGTATCTAAGTGTCAAAGTAATTTCGACAGGATTAGAATCACTAAAATCCAAGTCACCAAAACTAGCGTCTTGTATCATAGTTCCATGCAGTACCCATTTTTCAATGATGTCACCGACTGGTCCTAATACTTGAAAAGTAACATTTTTTTTGTATGTGTCTTGATAACCATCACGACCAGTAGTAGACTCATGGTGAAGTTTTATCCACTCATCTACCGCAGAAGCAGCAGATGGAACTATCGGGTCATAAAGTGTTACCTGTAGTGTTTGCCAACGACCTTTGCCTTTAACATACTTAGTTACATTCATATGTTCCAACACAACCTCATCAAAAGTTATTTGAGGTCTTTGTGCCGTTTTTATAGTATAAGCTGGAATGCCTGTATCACCAAGCTCCATTATAAAACGGTTCTTTAGTTTTGGTTCATATGGTGTATACCATAACTGTTCTGGTTCTATTACTGCCATTATTTTTCTCCTATAATGATAAATATGGATTTTCCTAAAAATTATTCAGGAAAAGCAGCTCCGGTTGGTTGTACTACAAAGTCTAATACGATAAATTCAGCAGTTCTTGTAGGTTGGATAAATATCTGACCTATTAGCTGATTTCTATCAATGGTTTCTGGTGTGTTGTTTGAATCATCCATCACCACTCTAAAAGCATTCAATCCTTGATTAGCCTGTACCTCTTCCATGTAAGGTTGAACCGTATTTATAAATTGATTTCTTAGAGTAACTGTATTCTGTTCAAATACAAGGTTTCTTGATGAATTTGCAACAAATGTTTTTAAGTTAATTAATAGTCTTCTTACATTTACTCGGTCAAGAGCAGAAGCTTTCTTCTGTGTTGTCTTCTGTCCAAAGACAGTAACACCTTGTCCAGGAAATGTAGCAATCGGATTGACATTTGATTCATAAAGGTCATC